TGAATCCAGGTTTTATTCTGCCCGTGCGGTACTCTGGGTTCGAGTTTATCAGCTTAGTGGTATTGATGTTTCTAACCTCGCGAGCCTTCTCGCGGTACCAGTCCCTAGCATCAGGAAACCCAGGCTTCTGGAAGTTCTGTCTTCCCTGCTCTAGAATGTTTGTAAATACCGGCATTACTTGACTCCGATGTCGTGTTCGGTCATGATCTTAAACTTCCAGTTCCTGTCTGCGCAGAACTCCTCGGCAGCTTTCCACTTTGCTTGGTTGACTCCGTAGGTGAGTACCTCGTTGATGTACCTTATGGACTTCTGCGTCTTCTTGACCGGCTCCTTGGTCTGAGCATCCGGCTTTACCTCGATGATGAGTGTACTTACCGCGCCAGTAGCCTCTCTCATCTTTACTATGAAGTCTGGAAAGTACCTGTGAATCCTGTTGTCTACTGGTGACCTGTACGGTATGATTACTTCTTCAGATCCCCAGCCGAGTACTGCCGGGTGCTGGTCAAAGTACCTCATCAGTCGAAGTTCCCATAGACTTCTATATATCACATTCGTGGGATCGCCAATGTACTTTGCCGGGTACTTTGGGTTAAACTTTCCCTTATAAGACATGAAGATCCTCTATAAATATAATTGAATTATTTATAGGGGTTTCAATGCCAGACGATTCATCGACGGCGGCAGGTCTTGTAGTCATCTCCAGCATCGCTTCTCATAAGTACAAGACTAGAATCGAGTCTTATGAGTATAAGCGCGAGAGACCTGGGAAGGCATCACCGACTACTGCTAACAGCTCAATACTATTCTTTCCTCTTCCGCTCCAGATGCCGGATGATCACTATGCCGCGAACGTCAAAGACTTTGACCTAGCTGAGATCGGCACTACTATCGATACTTTTAAGGATTGGGGTGGATCCAGCATTGCAGAAAAGATCGGAGCAGGGGCAATAACAGGTGGGATTGCACTTGCTGCCTTATCAAAGCTTACCGGATTTGCGAGTAACGCTACTGACAAGGCTGCGGGAGCACTTGCAGGCGCAGCTGCAGCATTACCATTTCTTGGAGCGTATCAAGGCATAGCTAGAAATCCACATACAGCATTGATATTTGATGGTATGGGTCTTAGACAGTTTACATTTAATTTCAGAATATCACCAAGAAATGAGTCTGAGAGTAACCAGCTTAACAGATCACTTAACCAGCTCAAGCTGAGAATGCACCCGACATACAACAGCAAGCTCAACTCGTATGCGCTAGACTATCCATTCCTATTTACTGTAGGGTTCAGCGGTTTTGACGGAATTGAGGGTATACCAAACGTATCACCTTCGTTTCTAGTTGGAATGTCAGTAAGTAACGCTTCTCAGGGAAACGTATTCTACAAGAATGGTATGCCTTCTATAGTAGACATTTCACTCTCATTCAAGGAAATCGACATGAAGACCCGCGAGTTCTTCACGGGCGATACGACACATTCTATTGCAGACCCATCGGATATTGGTCTGGGAGACAGATCTACCAATATAGGCGGAGTAGGTGATCACTGATGGCTTACTTTAATAACTTTCCAAAGATAGTATACAACGGAATTACTTCTAGAAACATACTGCTCAAGGCCTCGATAATCTCTGAGGTCTTTAACAGTAAGGGCAACTTCTACAACTACATTATACAGGACGGATACAGACCTGACATGGTTGCAAATGACGTATACAAAGATCCAAAGTATGACTGGGTAGTATACTTCAGCAACTACGTAGTAGATCCGTACTATGAGTGGCCGCTTAGCACAGACGACCTCAATAAGTTTCTTACAAAGAAGTATGGAAAGACTGTCTATGAGATCATGAGCACCGTGTCTCATTATGAATATACTGGAATCAACAGCGACACTAATCAAGATATAGCTAGAAAGTCTTGGAAGATGTCAATAGATACTCACTCTAGCCTCTCAGTACAAGACCTAGCTGGGTGGTCTCCAGTCTATATCTACGACTACGAGACAAGACTCAACGATGCAAAGAGGTCTATACAGCTCCTCTCACCGTCATATTTGATTCAAATAGAAAAAGAACTGTCTAAGATCTTTTAATGAGCGATAACAATCCCTATCTAGTCGGTATCGACGATATCACCATGGTTAAGTTTGATGGGTCCCAGGGGATGTCTATCAAGCCGCAGGTCATCGAGGCCGTAGTCTACCAGTCGATATTCTCGCCTATCTTGCGCGTGACTCTTCTGATGAACGACTACGTTAACTTGATGAACAACTATCCGATGGTAGGTGAAGAGACTATAACTCTTACTTTAAAGCAGAGAAGCGACTCGGATGAGCTCATAACTTTTACGATGGAGTTCGTGGTGTCTGCAATAAAAGACATCATCGTAGGCGATCAGGGAAGACAGATGGTATACTCAATAGACCTAGTGTCTAAAGAATCTTTTCTTAATGCAAAGACGAGGATATCGCGAGCTTACTACGACGATATCGAGAGCATGATCAGGAGCGTTCTCAAAGACTATCTTAAGAGCGAAAAAGACCTAATACTATACGATGAAACTCAGCAGACTACTTCTGCAACTACTACTACAAAGAAGACTCGTAGTCTCATCATACCGAACATCGCTCCCTTCAAAGCCATAAAGTGGCTCTCTAAGTTTGCAGTCTCTGCAGATACAGATAAGTACTACATGTATAACTTCTATGAAGTTCTTAACGGCGTGACACCGGGCTCTGGATTTAATAACCTAAACGTTAAGCCAAACTTCGTCTTTAAGGCCATGCAGAAGCAGACCTATCTCGGAAGCGTGGACAAAGCTGCTCGCGAGGCTGCAGAGAGTAACCCTTACTTCTACGTGTCAAATATCGAGGCCATTCGCGGAAACAAGGATGCTATGGAGAACCTCTCAAAAAGAGGATACGTAGAGTCTAGATCTATTACCGGTCTAAAATTTAATAAGAGATACTCTTCACTCGAGAAGATAATCGGTGGTTACTTTGAGAACGAGTACATCGAAGTAAACATGCATCAGAAAGATCACAAGGTAACTCCTTTTAAAGTTACCGACATGAAAAATATGCTTTATCCGTCAAGACTCAACACTGACAAGTACATTCAAGACGTCATCAGCGAAGACACTCGCAAAGAGACGTCCGGCAGACTGAGATACATAGTCAACAACTACGATGACCAGTCTCAGCCATCACTTAGGGATAAATTTGGTGCAGCTACTTCTGACTACCTAGCATACAACTCCATCGATATCTCAGTCGGCATACCTACAAATCTAAATGTAAGGCCGGGTGACTTAATCTACATACACATTCCAGAGACACACGGCTTCAATGAGACGTCTGACGATGCCTACCTCACTGGGTTCTTCATGATATCAGAAGCAAAGACTGTACTGAGAACTTCTGGAGAGACTTCTACTCTACTTAGAGTCAACAAAGACTCTCTCCTCAACGGTATATTTGAGAACTCTATGTTTGGGTTTCAAGGTTCATCTAACATGCACGCGATAAAAGAATGAGAGAAGACTTCTACGGAGATAAGTTCAAGTGGTTCGTCGGCGTAGTAAAAGATACTGCCGGCGATAAGAACCGCGTTCGCGTTCGCATATTTGGAGTCCATAGGACGGACGATACTATAGACGTATCAGACGGCGACCTACCCTATGCAGTAGTGCTGTACCCTACTACGGGAGGGCATACTTCCGGAGGCAATATGTCTCATGGGCTAAAGAACGGTACCTGGGTGTTTGGATTCTTTGCAGACGGAGATGACTGTCAGCAGCCGATAATCTTGGGAGTCATGAACGGCGGCATGGGAAGTGCTTCTAACTATCAATCTTCTTCTACAGTTACTCCTGGATCTATAGGAGAAGTCGGCTCTTCTACTAACACCCCGTACTTAAACAATGTACAAGGCAATACAAACGCTGAGAAGACATACAACATGCTGTATGAGCTTATCGAGAAGAGTGGTCAATCTGGCGGAAACGTGCATGCGCAGGTAAGTGGAATCATGGGTAATCTTCTAGCAGAGAGTGGATGTAATCCAGGTTCGAACAACCCGAACGACGTCGGTGCTAGGTCTTTTGGTATATGCCAGTGGAGAGCAGGTAAGTACGATCGACTTACTCCTATGCTGCGTAGATACGGCAGTCAGCCAACACTTGAACAGCAGGTGTCTTACATGTGGGATGAGTTTATGACTACTGAGAGTAAGGCTTTCAAGAGAATCATGGCTTCTTCAAACTACTACGAGGCTACGCTAGCCATGTGCTTCTTTGAGAGACCGGCCTGTTACAAGGGAACATACATAGATACAAATGACTCAACGTTTACTCCAAGATTAAAGTACGCTTCTCAGGTCTATAATAGCTATAAGTATACTCCAAGAGATAGAGGTAACAGGTGATAGTAGGTCCTAGCTTGGTAGCGCAGTCGAGTCAGCTGCAGTTCTCTACGACAGACACTCTTAGAAACGAGCACGTCGACGTTGGGTCAATAAGCGCTAACTTTGTAATATCTGTAGACGGTACTATAAACCAGAACATGCCAGCCAATTCTGGTTCTGCTACAGTAGTACTGGTTGGAGGAAATGACACCTTTGCAAACGAGAAGCAGCAGAGAGAACCTATGTTCTATATGTCTGAGAGGCAGAAGATGTCGATCTATGCGATACTCAAGACGCTCGCTAACAGGACTGCTGCTGGCCAGATAAGCGCAGACGTACCTATTCTAGATACTATAGTAAGAGCAACCTATACTAACTTCTGTGGATAATCATGGCACTCGAAGACGGATTCAATAATCAAAAAGCTGATTCTAGAGGTGAGACCAATCGCGAGAGTGATGGACTCGCTGTAGGGTCTAACCTCAATACTCTAAACGCTGCTGCTTACAAGACGTTTGAAGTCTCTGTAAAGAAAGGTGGAAAAGCGTCAGACACTACTCAAGTGTTTACTGGTCCTGGCACAGGTACCGCAACGAGTGTAGGACAATCAGAAGATACTAAAGGATTTATTACTGAGTCTGGAAACAAGATAGCTATTCATGCTACTCCGGGTGCAGAGTCCATAGAGATCATACACCATACCGGTGCAGGTATAATCATCGACGTTGACGGTTCTATCTTTATCATGCCTACCGGCAAGAAGGGATTTGGAATTCACTCAGACAAAGGCGACGGCGTAGTATCTGCTCAAGGAAGACTGGTCCTAAAAGGACACTCGGACATTACTATAGAGACTGAAGGTTCGATGACTTTCAACGTTGGCCAGAATATGTTCATGAACGTAGGCAAAGACTTTGTCTTAGACGTAGGTGGATCTTATTCTGAGTCTATCGATGGAGCTAAGACTGTAGAGGTAGTCAAAGACTACTCCGAGACGATCGGCGGCGTATCTAGAGAGACTATCGCTGGAGAGAAGAGAACGCAGGTTGTTGGAAATATAAGAGTCGATTCAGGTCAGTCGATCGAGTCTAGGGCAGACCACGATATAAAACAGTACGCGTCTAAGAGCATGTTAGTCAACAGCATAGAAGACTCTTTCTTTGAAGTTACTTCTGGTAAGCTAGCCCTAATATCAAACGATGATACTACTCTTGCTTCAAAGGGAGCCATGTATATCAGCGGTCTTCACGACGTCGCCGTAGAAGCTGCACAGACTCTAGCAATTAGAGCAGCTAACGTGATAACTTCTGCTTCTGATAGTCTGTATTCAGACGCTACCAACTTAGCTGATATTAGGTCTAACGTCACTAATCTCAGCTCTACTAATGAGATGAACTTTGTGTCAGGATCCATGAATCAAAGTACAACAGGAGCTTTTAACTTTAACGCTGGTGGTGCTATTGATATAAGAGGGTCTACAATAGACTTGAATAAGGCAGCTTCTTCTCCGCAGTCAGTTCGCGCAGTAGAGATAACTTCTAAAAGGGCAGTACCTGACCCAGAGACTCCGCCCGCAGCAGAGTGGCCGGATGCCAGCACTATCATCGATACGATGACTACCGAGAGAGTGTCACCCACGTTTCCTCTCAACGCGAAGAAGATGTCTGAGAACGCGATGTCTATCTATGAGAACGAGGGAGATACTCCTGACACGAACGCAAAGGCTACGTCTTCTCAGAACTCGTCTGGCGGCTCACCCTACTCAAAGGGCAGCGAGGCTGGTTCTATAGGAAACAGTGGAAATGTAGGGTACGACGGTTCTAACAATAATACCAAGGCAGAAGATTCTCCGGTGCCGGCACCAATCTCTATTGATAATTCTGGAGAAAAGATATCTCGTCATCTTACAGTAGGCGGCTTTCCAGGTCTTGGTAGCTTACCGGTAAACCAGATGGGGTATTCTAGAAAAGAGATTCTTGAGAACGTGCGCCACCTGTCATATAATATCATCGACCCTATACTCGACAAGTTTGGAGGGTCTGTTACTCTTCTACATGGTATTCGTCTAGGTCAAGGCGGGTCGCGTCACTATATAGGCAAGGCAATCGATATCAGGGCTACGAGTCGCGACCATGCTGAAACTGCAATGATAGCAAAGTGGATAGCCGAGAACTTGCCGTATGACAGATGCTTTCTTGAAGCCAATAAGCAGGGAACTATTCACTGCCACGTAGAAGCTGCTCCTGCTGGAACTTCTGGTGCTCGTACGGTTTACACGTGCGCAGACCCTAAGTGCTCATCAAAGATGGATGGGATCCAGCTCTCGTTTGCACAGCAGGGTCT